TTAACCTGAACTTTTCTATCTGCCATTATAAATCTCTCCTTTTACTCAAATTATTTTTAAATAAAACGGGAGAGGGAAAACCCTCTCCCAATTTTATCTATTAAAGACTGGTATTGCGGTAAATTGCCCAGTTGTTGGTATGTAGGATTGCTACACCAACTTTCTTGTAAGCTTGGATTTCCGTTGAAAGGTCTCTGTTTTGGGAGTCATTAACAATTGTTTCACCCTCGAAACCAATTTTAACAACTTTCTCTCCGCCTGTTGGGAAGATATAAGCATACTCATCATTCAATACTGTTTCAGAGTTAGACTCATCAGTAAATGATTGAGGCAACTGAACGATTGGGCAACCACGGAATACTTGGATAAGTCCAGTATTGTGGATTGAATCAATGTCAGCTTGTGAAACAACTGGAGTACCAGAAGTTGTTGGAGCAACGATAACATCTGCACCCATAGAAGCGATGAAAGCTGGTGTTGCGAAGATAACTGCGCCAGTGCCATAAGCTTTTACAGTATTGCAAAGTGTTTGCATGTTTGTTGCTGAGAAAGCAGTAGCAACTACAACATTTGTTGTTGTGGTAGGAGCTGTTTTGCCATCGATAGTACCAATCAAAGCTTTTTGGATTTCAAGATAAATTGCATCTTCAATTCCTTCAAGAAGGATACTCATTGATTCTGCAATGTCTTCGTCTCCGCAAAGATAACGGTTGAAGTCAATGTAAGCTGCTCCACCAATAGCGCTTGTATTAAGAGTAACAATATCAGAATCTAATCTGAATGCCTCATAAACGCCGGCAGGTGTTGCGGATGTAACAAATTTCTTTGCACGGTTGCGTCCTTTTCTTAATTTAAATTCAACTTTCTTGCCGTTACCAAAGGTACGGATTTCAGCGAATTGACCCATCAAATCAAGAACTTTCTTAGGAAGTACTTCATCTGCTGTTTCTTGGATGATTTCAAATACGTCGTATTTGTTTTTACGATAAGAGTTGTAGTCGCCCGCGATAGCGTTAATCTCTTCGCGAAGGGTGTCTTCAACATCTGCGCTTGTAAATGAGAATTCAGCTGTTGGAGCAGGAGTAGTATGTCTAACTGCATGCAATGCTAATTCTTTAAGTTCTTTTAAATCTTTCATTATTTTCATTCCCTCCCTTTAGATTAAGCTACAACAAACTTAACTGCGGCTTGACCGTCAGGTAAATCAGTAACTTTGATTGCTTGAAGAACTGGACCAAATGTTGGTTTGGTATCACTAATTGTGATATAACCATCTACACCAATACCACCATAAACTGCAGTGCCTGTAGCGATGGCAGTTTTTAGAGTAGCTGCTGTATAAGTACCTAACTCAACTGTATTTGTAGTGAATCTCTCACCTACAGTTAAGAATCCAATTCTTGGATTTACATTGTAACCCTCTGCGCCGATGTAGAAATTCTTTAAGCCGGGAGTTCTTGCATCGTAAAGTTCTTCTGAAGTGTAGTTGATTCCGATTACACGTGCATCACTAGCTACTGGGAAAGTGATTTGTCCTTCAACATAGTCAACTGCAAGAAGCATACCGTTTTCGCATTTTACGTCAGGATCAACGTTATAGAAAGGAAGTTGACCTTCAATACGACCGTCTCTTGTAAATGTAACTTGGTTAGGTTCGATTTGACCATAACCTACTTTCGCTAATTTAGACATTATTATTTACCTCCATTGTTTTTCATTTTGTGGTTTTTAATTAATCTTGCAGCACCACTTAAAGCCTCGCTCTCAGAGTCCTTAGGAATTAAATGTGATGTTGTTTGATTAGTATTAGAAGAAAAAATAGCAGGTGCATTTGCATTAACATAAGCATTAGCTAAATCTCTTTTTAAGTCTACTAAAGTGGTGTCTGAAATTTTGCTAGTGAATTCAGCAATAACTTCTTCAGAAAGTAAGTTAGAGTATTGATTGATTGCATTCTCTTTAACTTCTTTTTCACGAGCAAGTTTGAATTCATTAAGAGAATCTCTTTCTGCAACCAAATCAGCTTTCTCTTTAGTTAGAGTGTCGATGGATGCGGTAAAAGTCTCTGTTTGAGCATTGAGTGTAGTTACAGTAGCGTTAAGTCCTTCAATTGTTGTAGTATAAGTACCAATTTCAGTATCTTTTTCAGCAACTGAGGTTTCAAGAGTAGTTTTTTCAGCAGTTAAAGTTTCGATAGAAACATCTTTTGCACTGAACACTTCATCAAGTTTCTCAAAAGTATTTTGGTTCAAAGTTCTAAGAGCTTCCAAAGTTTCTTTCTCTTTTGAGTTTACACAAACAATAAATACCTCTTCTTTTTCGCCCAACTCAACTGTATCAGTTTCGTCGTTCTTAGTGTAGTTTATGTTATAGAATTTTGCATCTTCATAGCTGCGAACAAAAGCATAATTATCGTATACATCAATTATGCTGTAATCAACAGTCCAATTAGATTCTTTGTTGTAATTTACATTTAACAAAGACCATATAGCGTCATACTTGGCGCTATCAGAAAGTTTAAAATTAATCATTCTTGCGTGTCCTCCCTTATTAGTATTTGAGGTGTAATTTTTAAGTTCCTCAACCATTTCTTTCAAAGAATTGGCGTATGTGAAGAATGCTGAACCTTCAAAACAAGGTTCTACATCGTCTCCCAAAGCTTGAAGTCCAATAAAGCAACCGTCTGTGTACTGAAAGAATTTAACTCCATGTTCAAATTTCCAGCTACCTTTAATAGACTTGTTGTATATTTCCATTGATTGAGATTTTCCGATTATCTTTGAAGCATCTTTATATCTTGTAGTAAATAAAACGATATCGCAACAAGCATAAGTTCTTGTTTCTCCGTCTTCATCTTCAAAATCTTCCCAAATAACATTTGGATTCTCTGGAACTATACCGTAGATTCGACCCTCTTCTCTTGAATGACCGTGGTCCTCAAAATCTCCTTCATCAGAATTCCATATTCCTGATATTGGGGTATATGGGAGAGTCGCTAAAAGTTTTTCTGCAAACTCTTCTGATATATAAGTGCGATTTCTATTTAATCCTTTATAAAAAATTCGGACTCTAGCCAACGAAAGTAATGGATTTTTTTCAAAAGGAGTTAATGTACCATAAATGGATACTTCAAAATTGACTAATTTTTCTAATTCATCCATTTATTCACCTCCTACTTAGATTCATTATTTTTTATTGTTTTATCATCTTGCTCTTCCGCAGGTTTCTTATTTACCTCGATGGGGTCAGTTTCCTTTCCACCAGTCTTTGCTGCGCCCGCAGTAGCACTTTGAGTAAAGGATGAAGCAAGAGGAACCATAATTTTATCTAGCTTTAAGACATTGATTTCGAGTTTCTTTAAATCACTTAAATCACTTTGTTCTAGTCCTAAACATAAGAAGGGAAGTATAAAACTATAACCGCTCTGTGCCATCTCTAAAGTATCTTTCTTTACATCAGTACTATTATAATAACTAATTGGAAGAATTGTTGTTTTAAAAACAATATTTTTATCAGAATATCTTTGGTTTACGCTATAGTCTAACCAGTTAGAAATTTTACTTGCAAGCACCATCACTAACGATAAATCATTCTTAATAGAATTTGTAAGAGCGATATTGCCTTCAGCCGCAAATAGTTGTTTACTAGTACCAGCTTCACTATAAATAGTCCTTTCAATTTTGTCAAGATTATTTGCAATTACTGAACGAGCACCTTGTAAATCAGCCAAGTCAACATCTGCAAAAGTAGTTAAAACATCAATTTCCTTATTGCTCCTTAACATTTCAACAGTACCTTTATGAATCTCTTCAGCTTCTTCTGGGTCGAATACTAATTCGCCATTCTCTATAGGAAGTTTTTGAATAAGTAAACCTCTAATATCTTTTAGGTCTTTGGTTTTTTCAATTTCTCTATACTGCTCAAAGTCAATTATTGCAGGCAATACATTGAAGAAGAATGGTCTTTCTTCAAATAAATTAAAGTAAAGTCCATCGCCGGGTTCTAACATAACCCATTTACTTACTCCGCTGTTATTCTTATAGTTATTGTATCCTCTTTTGATTTCTTTGGGATAAGAAGCTAATGCCTCATCTCTAGTTTTTTTGTCTCTTATAGAATCAAAATACAGAATGTTCATTTCAACGACATCTATATTTTGTTGATTCTTAAAGCGACTGCGGCAATAGTTAGCAGGCAAATTCTGAACTGCAATGCCATCCGCGCCATAATCACGAAGAACTCCGTAATATGCTCCCTCGGCTAAGACTTTAATTGCAATTTGTCCGCATAAATCTTTTATTTTAAGAGAACTTAAGAAACTTAAAGACTGGTCATATTTCTTCTTAGATTTCTTATCTATCTCTTTACTAGAGTCTGTCATTTTTGGAATAACTATGTAAGTATATAACAACATAGTCGCATAGTAAGTTAGTAATCTGCGGTAAAAACCATTTGAGTAAAAATAAAACGTTGACACTTCTCTTAATTGGTCGGTGTCTCCACTTTGAAGCATAGTCAAGATTTCTTCTTTTGTATATGTCCCTACTTGAGAGGATTTTCTAAAAGAAGTAGCCCCATTGTAACTAGCATTAGAAGTAGCAATCATTCCATTAATTGACTTTTTAAATTGCGTTAGGTCTCTCTCAGTTTTCATCTATTCATCCCCTTTTGGTATAAAAAGTCAGAGTACGCTTTCCTTTGCTGTTTCGTCTTTTCTTTTTATAATATTCTTCTTCAATCTCTTTAATTCTCCAGAGTCCATACTCTAGGGAACTGAATTTATCTTTAGTCATTCTACCGTTGATTTGTTCAAGTTTAATGTCCATTCCATTTCCTGTTGGTTTTAATCTTAAATTAGCCATCTCTTCAAATAATCTGGTAGTTAATTCATGAGGAATTACTCTAGCTATTCTCTTTTCTGGTGTCATTTTTTGACCTACTTTAGTTCCAAGAAGTTTATTCTTTACTTCTTGTTCTCGCGCAAGAAATTGAACTTTTCCACTACTAATTTTAGTATAACAGTTACCATGGATTTTACTATCAAGAGAGTTATTATCCTTCATAACATAAATTAAGGGTATTCCATCAGGATATAATTTTCTTCCATAGTCGTCATCATTTATCGAGTTATAAGCAGGATAGACAAATCCGTCATCATAAGATGGTTTAACCATATAATCTAATAGACCTACTCCTAACCCGTTACCATCTATTAGGACTTCTGTAGGATTAAACTGAGCAATTAACTTCTTTAAATCAAGTGCTTGAATAGAGAAATGCTTAGTCTCAGGAGTTTTTCCTAAAACATAAATATTAACAACATTCATTCTAAATTCGTTTTCGAGTCTAAAGACTTTGAATACTGTAACAACGGTCTGACATGATAATCGACCGACGTCTACTGATAAAAAGTAAAAAACATTATCCTTACCTTCAAGTTTTTGCGCGTTCTCAGGATTTACTAATCTTCTGTACTTAATCATCTTCTCATAGTCAAACCATGAATCCGCCGCAGAGCCAGTAAATAATCCCAAATACTCACGAGCGAAAGAATCATCTTTATATGTAGAAGACATTTTAATTTCATTCATGTACTGCTTAGAAAGCAGTCCATGCATCATAGGTACTCTAAAGTCGCAACCAAATACAAAAGCAACCTCGGGGTCAATAATCTCCATTTCCATAACTTCTATTAGCTTATCATAACAATAAGAGCCTTTAGTTCCAGCAGATGACATCCATAGCTGCTGTTGATGTTTCTCATTAGGATTTACAAGACCTTTAGCATTTCTTCTATCAACATTCATCAAAGGAAGAACAACTTCAGATATAAGGTCAGGGTCTTGGTCACGTGACTCATCTATAAGTCCGCCATGTCTACGTCCTCCACGCTGAGAGTCCAAAGCAGCAACAACGTCAAATACGGATAAGTTTTTAAATACAAGCTTTACATTATCAGTTGAAGTAGTGTATTTAGCTACCTCATTTCTTAATAGCGGGAATAAGTCAAAAATTTCATCAAATTTTTCTTTTGCTACCTTACCAGATTGCTCTTTCTTAGGTGCGCAAATAAATCGTTTACTTCTTGGCATAAATATACATTGCAAAATAATTGCAAGAATAGATATAAACGTTTTTGAGAAAGCACGAGGAGCAATCGTATATACATAACGATATCTCATGCAAGCCCGCAAGAAAATTCTTTGATAGAAAAACAACTTGAATGCTTGGTCACTCGGAGTGATTAGGTCAATAAATAAATCTGGATAAGTAGTAAATAACCAACAATACTTCTGATATAACTCCATATTCTTGTCTATTCTTTCTTGAAGAAGTATGATTCCTTTTTCAATTTCTATTCCATCTCTATAATATTTTTGCACACCCATAGAGTTTATTTTTGTTTCTATCTCCATTTTTTCACCTCTATATGGATATAGGCTGTAGTAATTATACTACAGCCGCAGTTAAGTTAAACTATATCAGGAATAAAATCCTCTTCCTCAATTATATCGTATGCATCTTTATCCATTCTGTCTAAATCCATGCCGTCAATGTCAGTGTCGGCATTCTCTAATTCTTTCGCAATTTTTAATCCTTCAATTCTCTTTTCAATATCTTCTGCAATACCGGTTTCATTGGTGTATAG